ATATATATTACAGAAAAGGGAACAATTCCTATGTCCCAATTAGAGAAGGCAAGTGAAGAGTTGGAAGCTGAGGTTTTAGCGGGGCTTGGAGAGGCTCAAGATGAAGAAGTAGACCTTGGTGCTGCCGGCGGTCAAAAAGATGCAGGTAAGTCTGTATCAAAATCTAAAGATCCTGCTGCTAATGTTGCTGGGACCGATAAAGCAGAGACTGTGCCAGGTGAGAAAAAAGACCTTGGTGGCTTAGACGGCCAAGACGAAAAAGTTGATAAGGCAAAAGATAAGAAGGCTGATTCGAGTGACCAATCAGAGCATGAAATTGGAAAGAAAGCTACTGCTGCTGCAAAAACAGTTTCCGGTGATGCACAACAGAAGAGTGCAAAACCTGCTGAGAAGATGCCAAAAGCACTTGCTGCTGGTGACGAACTAGACCATGATGGTGACGAACTTGCTGAAAACAAGAAATTGACTAAAGCACAACAAATTGAAGCAATTGGTAAGATGAAGAAAGCAGACATCGAAGAGATGATTGCTAATCATCAAGCTAAACTTGCTGAAGCAGAGAATGCTGAGTCTGAGGCAGAGTTAAAGAAACTTGAAGATGCCAAGGCAGAGATTGAAGAGAAAATCAAATCAATTAGTGTTAAGGAAGATGTTGAGGCTCTTGTTGCTGGTGAGGATCTTTCTGAAGAGTTTAAAGAAAAGGCTGCGACAATTTTTGAAGCAGCGGTTAAATCCAAGGTTCGTGACGAGATTGATCGAATTACGGAAGAGAGTAAAACTGAAAAAGATGAGCAAATTGAAACCTTCAAAGACGAACTTACTGAGAAGGTTGATACTTATCTTAATTATGTTGTTGACGAATGGACCAAGGAAAATGAGTTGGCAATCGAGCGTGGTTTAAAGGGCGAGATTGCAGAGGACTTTATTTCCGGCCTGAAACAGTTGTTTGAAGATCATTACATTGATGTTCCAGATGAGAAGTATGACGTTCTGGAAGCACAATCTGAAAAGATTTCCGAATTAGAAGAGAAGTTGAATGAGGCAATCCAAAAGAATGTTTCGTTTAAGGATTCTAATAGTAAACTAGTTCGTGAACAAGTCATTTCTGAGGTTTCTGAAGATTTGGCTGATACTGAAATTGAAAAGTTTAAGTCGCTTACAAATGATATTGATTTTACGGATGAAGAGTCTTTCCGTGAAAAACTCGATACTCTGAAGGATAGTTATTTCCCGAAGATTGTAGCTGATGATACATATGATGATGAAAATGGTGGCACCGCACAGGACGTTGATACGACTGATACGATGAAAAGGTATTTGTCGGCAATTAGTCGTGATCAAAAGGCGAGTGCATAAAATTATTATAATATAAATAGATGTAATAATAAAAATAAAGGAGAAACAAATGTTTCAAACAGAACATCTACAGGAAAAGTGGCAGCCAGTCCTAGAACACCCCGATCTACCAAGGATTGAGGATTCTTATAAGCGGGCCGTTACCACTCTTATCCTTGAAAATCAAGAAAAGGCTTTGATGGAAGATCGTCAAATGCTTTCAGAGGTTGCTCCTGTCAACGCAATGTCTGGTGGCCAGATGGATACGTGGGATCCCATTCTAATTTCCCTAGTTCGTCGTGCGATGCCGAATCTCATTGCTTATGACGTTTGCGGTGTTCAGCCGATGACAGGTCCAACTGGACTTATCTTTGCGATGCGTTCTTCATTCCTCTCACAAGATGGTGCTGAGGCTCTTATGGACGAGGCATTGCCGGGTGGCACAGGCAAATCCAACCAGAACCTCGCCGGTACTATCGGTGGTGGTGACGTTGGTGCAACCGAAACTAACCCTGCTGTCCTTAATGACAGTCCTTCTGCCGGTACTTACACAAGTGCAACAGGTATGACGACTGCTCAGGCTGAGGCGCTTGGTGACAGTTCAACTAACGCTTTTGCTCAGATGGCATTCTCCATCGAAAAGTCAACCGTTACGGCGGTTAGTCGTGCTCTGAAAGCTGAGTACACGATGGAACTTGCTCAAGACTTGAAAGCACTCCACGGTTTGGATGCTGAGACAGAACTTGCGAATATTCTTAGTTCTGAAATTCTTGCAGAAATCAACCGTGAGGTTGTTCGTTCTCTGTATGTTACCGCTGTTAAAGGTGCTCAGGTTAATACGACAACTGCTGGTATCTTTGATCTTGACACTGACTCAAATGGTCGTTGGTCAGTTGAGAAGTTTAAAGGTCTAATGTTCGCTATCGAGCGTGATGCTAATGCTGTTGGTCAACAGACTCGTCGTGGAAAGGGTAATATGCTCATCTGCTCTGCCGATGTTGCTTCTGCTCTTCAAATGGCTGGTGTCCTTGACTATACACCCGCTCTTAATAACAATCTTAATGTTGACGATAATACTACCACATTTGCTGGGGTTATGAATGGTCGCTTTAAGGTTTACGTTGATCCGTATTCTGCAAATGTTGCTGCTTCGCAGTATTATGTTTGTGGGTACAAGGGTACTTCCCCATACGATGCTGGATTCTTCTATTGCCCATACGTTCCGCTACAGATGGTTCGTGCGGTTGGTGAGAATTCCTTCCAGCCGAAAATCGGATTTAAGACTCGTTACGGTCTTGCTGCTAACCCGTTTGCTGCATCTGGTGCAGTTGCCGCTGGTGACACAGTTAATTCTGATGCTTCGTTGGATGCAAACACTAATGCTTGGTATCGTAGGGTTAAAGTTACTAACCTTATGTAAAAAGATTGCCCTGGGAAATCTGAATAACAATAATAAAAAATACCCAGTAAACTTAGAGGGGAGTAAAACACTCCCCTCTTTTTTTGTTTATAAATAGTATTATGGTAACAGCAACATCACCACTTGCAAGACAACCAGATAAATTGGATTATGCAAGCCCAACCCAATTTAAATTTGGTATACACCAATTACCGAAAGTAGAATTCTTTACTGTTACTGCAAATGTGCCTGGAATAACTCTTGGTGATGCAATTTTTCCAACACCATATAAAGACATTCCAATAATGGGTGATAAATTAACATATGAAAATCTTTCAATAAGTTTTATTGTTGATGAATATCTAGAAAATTATCTTTCGTTACATGAATGGATGACTGCGATAGGATTTCCCAAAGACAGAAAACAGTTTAAAGATTTTAGATCAAATACTTCAGATACACCACAAGCAACACTAGGAACAAGTGATGATATAGGTGATGTTAAACCGGCAACACCTGCTAATGCTTTATTTTCAGATGCATATCTTACAATTCTTTCTAATAAAAATAATCCAATTGTAAATGTATTTTTTCATAATGTTTATCCTAAATCTTTAGGTGCATTAGAATATAGTCAAGCTGCAACTGATGTTGAGTTTATTAGTGTTACAGCAGAGTTTTCTTATCAAATTTATGAAATTGAAGCAATATAAATACGAAAGAGCAGATACGATAGACTTTAGCAGATTTCAAAATCAAGTCTTAGGACAATATAACAAAGAGAGAGTAATATCCGCCTCTGCTCACCTTGATAACGAAAGTATATTATGACATTAGAAGAGTTACAAAAAGAAGCAAGGGAAGACCTTGTAATTCTAGACCAAGAACGACTCGATCAAGAATCCTATAAAAATCAAAACATAAAACCAAAGTGGTTGGAATACAGAACCAAGTATGATCAGTTACTTATTATGAGTAGAGCGAATCATCAGAAGATGTATCGTGAAAAATGGGAATATTATGGTGGTAAGGCTGATGCAAAAGTGTACGTTGCAAAACCATTTGATTTAAGAGTACTGAAAACTGACCTTCAGATGTATATAAATTCTGATGAGGAAATATTAGCTTTACAGGGTAAAATTAGTTACTATGAAAGCATTATAAAATATATTGATGGCGTTATCAAATCTATAGATAATCGTGGATGGGATATTCGTAACGCTACCGAATGGAAAAAGTTTGAGGCTGGAATGGTATGAAAAAATATATTGGATATTATGAAGAGGTTGTTTCTCATGAATTGTGTAGAGATATAATTAATTATGGTTTTAACTTTAAACCATCTACATATTCAAATCATCAAGGTAAAAAAGAATTAAAAGAACCAAGAAAAGGTTGGTGGGATGAGCGTGTAAGAATGGATGATTTTTGGATACGAAAAGATAGCATTTGGTATGAGGAGCTTAAAGTTTCCTTTGAGATTGCAATCAAAAAATATTCAGATATTTTCCCTCTTTTCTCTGTTCAACATATAACAGATTTTAGAATTAATCGTTATTCTGAAGGTGGCTTTATGTCAAAACATTGTGATAACATTCATCACTCACATGGCCAACAATATGGATTTCCTCAAGTATCTACATTGTTATTTTTAAATGATAATTATGATGGGGGTGAATTTGTTGTTGCTGATGAAGTTTATAATACTAAAAGGGGATCAGGAATAATTTTTCCTTCCAATTTTATGTTTCCACATGAAGTGAAACCTATAACAAAAGGAACAAGGTGGAGTATAAT